ATGGGAATAGGCACTCGTAGCTCAGTTGGATTAGAGCAACGGTCTTCTAAACCGTGGGTCACAGGTTCGAGTCCTGTCGAGTGCGCCAAACCAAAGGTCGTATATGACTCTTCTATGGCAAAGAAAGAAGAGATGGTTTATACGGGAACTGAAATCATAGGGATTGCCCAGATGCATAAATCTAATGCAGTCCCTGTTCGTGGAAAGAAACAAGCAACAGAGATTGCTAATATGAGGCGAGGGTGAACACAGAAATCTTCAATGAAACCTTCAAACTTGCTCAATCAGTAGAGCCAGTGAGAGGTGCAAGAATTGCGGCCGCAGTGGTTCGTAAAGGAAAGGTTGTGTCTTTTGGTTATAATCATAAAAAGTCACATCCTTTCCAAGCTAAGTTTTGTAAGAACAATCATGCAGTATTTTTTCACGCTGAAGTTCATGCTATAAAGAATGCTCTAAATAGTGTTAATGTAGATGATTTATCAAAGTGTGATTTATATATTGTAAGAGCAAAACGAAATAAAGAAAACAAAAAATGGCTCACTGGTTTATCAAAACCGTGCAGTGGTTGCCAAAAGTGTATTGACTTATTTGATTTAAATAGTGTATACTATTCTAAAGAAGGAGAAATTTAGTGAGAGTTGAAGTGCGTAATAATAATGTTGATGGGGCATTGCGTGTCCTAAAGAAGAAACTACAACAAGATGGTTTGTTCAATGAGATGAGGAACAGAGAAGCCCATGAGAGTAAGGGTGAAAAGCGTCGAAGGAAGAAAGCTTCTGGTCGGCAACGGTGGCTTAAAGAACAAGCGAAAAGGTTAGATGAGCATGGTTTTTAAAAGACTTGGATCAGATATAAACATTTTACCTATATTGAAACAAGTTGCTGAAAATTGGAATGATTTTAATTTAGACACACGCAGGCAAAAAAATATTAAACAACAAAGAGAAACCCTGGCAATTAATCTCATAAAAGGTGTTCCTCTACCCGGCACTGGTATTGAGGGGAAGCAAAAGAGATTTGATGATTCTCATGAAACAATAAAGACAGAATTATATTATAAGTATGATGAATGTGTATACTTTTTAAATTGGTTTGAAAAAACTTATAGTGGTAAAATACGGAGGGCGCACATTGCTCATTTGAAAGTAAACGGCAAAGTGTATCCTCATATTGATGGCGGGGAGTATTTTAAAAATAAAGATAGATTTCATTTAGGTTTAAGTGGTTACTATGATTATACTGTTGAGGATGAAACACAAAGATTTGGTGCTGGGGATTTATTTTGGTTCAACAATAAAAAAATGCATTCTTGTATTAATGCAACCCCTATACCAAGAATTTCCTTAATATTTGATGCTGAAGGATGCACAGTATGAGTACAGATTCTGAAAATACTGAAGAGAAGAAAACTAGGACAGCAGAGATTGAACTAGAGACACACGAAATTGCTACTAAGACAACTACTCCATTACATACCACCGATTGGTATATCAAGTGGGTTGCATCTGTTATTCTCATGGTAGGAATGATTCTTGCTTCAAACAATCTATATCCTTGGAATATTCTTGTTCAATGTATAGGAATTTGTGGTTGGTTAGTTGTTGCATTGATGTGGAATGACCGCTCTTTAATTATTGTCAATGCGGTTGGGTTGGCTATTCTTATGAATGGTCTGATTGGTTACTGGTTAAAATTGGGATAAATAGTATAATGGCTAGAAAGATTAAATCAAAGACTGATAACAAAGGTTGGACTGATCCTTCAAAGAAGAAGGTTCGCAAGAAACGCAAACCTATGACAGATGAGCAGAAGGTGGCCGCATCAGAGCGTCTTGAGAAAGCCCGTGCTGCCCGTGCTGCTAAGAACCCTGACTATGGTATGACGGGCATTCATGAGAGTTTGCGTGATCTACCAGATGATTATCCAATAACTCCAAAGAAGGTAAAGGTTTGGATTAAGACACAAAAAGAACTCGTATCTATGGAACGTAAGAATGAGAAGGCAGATGTGAAAGGTGCAACTGCTCGTAAAGCATCTCATGAAGCATATATTCGTAACTTGCTAAAATATCTAAAGGATGGTGATTATGTGGATACGTTTTATGGAGAACATCAAGATAAAATAATATCCAATAGATGTCTAGCTCAAGCTTATTATTGGGAAGGACCGAAAAAGGGAGAACCAAAGTTTGATGTTGGTACATATTATCCACTCTTAGGGACAGTTTACACTCAAGAAATGTTTAACGAAGATAGAGGTATCAGTGATGAAGAAAGACCAGAAGGAAAGCCCAAGCGCACAAAACGTAATAAAGGGACCGTGGAAACTAAAAGGAAAAAAGGAAGTCGTAGTTCCTGACCTTGATGTTATTGCTCTGCAAGAAAATATTATGTTTGCTGATGATTTGACAGAATCTTGTTTGGTGCAGATGATACATACTATGGGAGAGAACGGCGTTGAAATCGGTGACAAAGAGTTCGTTAGAGATATCGGATTTGTTATCGAGGCAGTCAAAAGCACAATTTACCGTGATATGGGATTAGTGCATCCTATGAGTAGAGTTATGGAGATGCTAACAAAAATTAATGTTGATGAGAAGAACAGCATGAACAGTCAGGTTGATTTGGACTTACTTGAAAAGGTCGAAATTGTTGAACCTGACACAGAAGAAGAACCAACACCCGCATGAGGTTATAATGATTTTAGTTGATATGAACCAGATTAGTCTGGCAAGCGTGATGATGCATTTGAATATTACGAAGAGAGGTAGTGTTGATGCTGGTATGGTTCGCCATATGATTCTCAATTCTCTTCGCATGTATCGTGAGAGATTTTTTGATGAGTATGGTGAGCTAGTTATTTGCTATGACTCTAAACATTATTGGCGCAGAGATATTTTCCCCCAATATAAAGCAAGCCGCAAGAAGACTAGAGATTCATCCAGTCATGATTGGAATGATATCTTTGAGTTTCTAAATGCGTTCAAAGATGAGATGATTGAGTTTATGCCATATAAGGTATTGGAAGTTTATGGTGCAGAGGCAGATGATATCATCTACACTTTAACTCATGAATTCGAGACTGACAATGGAAAGACTTTAATCTTGTCTGGTGACAAGGATTTCATTCAGTTACAGAGATATAAAAATGTCACACAATATAGTCCAATCACCAAGAAATTTATTGATGGAATGGTATGGAACGAATATCTAGATGAACATGTTCTGCGGGGAGATACCAGTGATGGTGTTCCTAATGTTCTTTCTCCAGACAATACCTTTGTAGACGGATTACGTCAACGACCACTAGGTAGAAAGAAAATTGAATCGTGGGTTGAACATAACATTGAGGATGTGTTGCCCAATGATGAGATAAAACGTAACTACCAAAGAAACAAGAAACTTATCGATTTAACAGAAGCTCCTCAAGAGTTATTTTCAGAAATAACAAAAACATGGAAAGAAGCAAAAACTAACCCTCGTAGTAAACTACTAAATTATTTTATACAAAACAGGTTGAGTGACCTAATGGATTGCATAGGAGATTTTTAATGCCCAATACATACACACCACTAGTATCTGAAATTCTAGAAAAACTTTCTAAGAAGAAAACAAAGAAACAAAAAGTTGACCATTTGATGGAACATAATTCGGCCTCTCTTCGCATGGTGATCAAGGCATCTTTTGACCCCCGTATTATTTGGGCACTTCCCGCTGGTGAAGTTCCATATACTCCAAATGATGCGCCAGAGGGAACAGAACATACCATGCTTGCTGCTGAAGCAAACAGGCTATATCATTATATTCAAGGTGGCAATAACGCTATTACCCAATCAAAAAGGGAGGCAATGTTTGTTCAACTCCTAGAAGGACTTCATAAGAATGAAGCTGAAGTCTTAGTTTCTGCAAAGGACAAGTCCCTGCATACAATGTATAAGGGATTGTCTGATAATGTAGTTAAAGAAGCTTTCAATTGGGATGACAACTATATGGTTGTTGAACATAATAGGCATGTATCAGTAGATGGACCAGCAAACATTACAAGCAGAGTTTAAAGAACTAGAATATGTTGCTGCTGACTTTCTAGAAAAGGAAGACTTTGAGTCAGCAGCTAAATGTTATAGACAGTTGATTGTAGATGACCCAGAAGATGCTAGGGCATACTATAATTTAGCAATCATACTGCACGACTTATCTAAGTTTGCAGAGTCATTTGCTTGCTATGAGCAATCAATAAAACTAGGATATCACAATCCTGCCAGAGCAAATTTGAACACTGGTATGAACTATCTTAAAATGGGAGACTTCAAAAGAGGATTTCATTATGTTGACTTGAAGTCAGATGGTGCGTGGAGACTAGGAAAAAACTTTGCTTTCAATCAAGAGAGGCTGTCTCACATTGAGTTGTGGGATGGTCAACCTCTTGAGGGTAAAACCATATTGATATATTGTGAGCAGGGATTTGGTGATAACATACAGTTCAGTCGATATGTGGCAGAGGTGGCAAAATTAGGTGGTAAAGTTATATTCTCTTGCTACAAGGAACTTTATGGCATATTCAAAGATAGTCCTATTCTAAAAGATGTGGATGTTGTGGAAGGTGCTTTACAGGACATTTCAAACATAGACTTCAAAATTCCCCTGATGAGTCTTCCTAGAGTTCTGGAAGCTACCATCAAAAATATACCTCATGCTGATGGGTTCCTGTCAAAAACTTATCGTAAGGATTGGAACCTGTCTGGTGAGGGTATGAATGTAGCGTTGGTGTGGGAGTCGAGTGGACTTGATACTCGACGTTCTATACCCTTTGAAACGATACTACCTCTCTGTGAGCTTCCTAACGTCAATATGATAAGCATACAGAAGGGCACTGCTATGTTTGACTATAGACGCAATCCAGAAGCTAAAGACCTCTTACCAAGCGTTGGTGAGAGAATAAAAGACTTCTCTGATACAGCCGATATCCTGTCTCAGGTAGACTTATTGATATCGACAGATACTGCACCTATTCATATGGGTGGAGCATTAGGTATTCCAACGTGGGGGTTACTCCATTACTCAGCTGATTGGCGTTGGTTTAGAGAAAGAGATTATCCCGATACCAGTCCTTGGTACGAATCAGTGCGAATCTATCGTCAAAAAGAACCCGCAAGTTGGGGTGAAGTGGTAGAACGAGTAAAAATAGACCTAAAAAAAATGTCAAGTAACTGGAAATAAACGACTTTTTGGTGCATTATTTCCTTGACAATATCCCTTATATGTCGTATTATATGTATAGTGATGATGAACAAGGAAATAACGATGATTGGTCTTGAAGTTACAGGTGGTGTCAAGAAGGACAGAGAACTGGCCGAGGAGATTGTCTGGTTCTGTCTGGAGAAGATGTTGCCTCGCTACCGGGCACTGAACATCACTGTCTTGTTGACCAAGACATATGAACAGGGTGCCAGAGGGTTCTGTTATCAGGAAGAAGATGACCGTGACTTTGTGATTGAGGTTGATCATCGTTTGACAAAAGCAGAGGGCGTTGAAGAGTTCATCGACACGGTTTGTCATGAGATGATACATGTGAAACAGCACGCAACGAGAAAATTGATTGACCGTTTCCGTGGTGGTTACAAGAAGTTGTGGAAATGTCGTGATGGCAAATATCGGAACTATCTGGAGACTGCTTATGAGAGACAGCCTTGGGAGATAGAAGCCCATCGTGACAGCGGTAAATATGTGAAAGAGTTCAAAAAGGAGTATTATGGATATGTCTAAGATGAAAAACTACATGATGGACATGGAAGAATTGGTGGACTGTGCCGTATGTGAAGGTGCAGAAAACTTCACGGAAGTTGCTAACTTTGCGTTAAACAACTATAAACCGATGTCATTGGTTGACATGGAATACTGCAAGACTTACTACACAACTCAAATGGGAGAAATGTGATTACTGCATTGGATGAAATTATAGCTATTGGTTTGATGTTTGTTGG